ATGACAAATAAACTAACCTTAGTTACTGCTCCTGATGATATCCTAGATGATGGGTTTAGAATACTGTTAGTGGGACTTGATCAAGTAAATTCAGAAAGAGTATCAACCGCACTAACTAGATTGGAATCTGTGCCAACTACTGTAGTCTACGTTTGGAACAGAGGAGAAGACCGTGGTTGGTTATTTGATAAGAAGCAAAAGAGTGATATTATTATTTTTGATGCTGACAATCTTAGTCCAGAATTAATGGGGTACATGGCTGCGCAGCCAAACAGTTATTATTTTGGAATATTGCGTGAACTTGAACCTATTAACAACCGTGCTTTATTTGATGTAGATACTTGTTATAAACTTTTAGGAGAAGCCGTAAACACATATGAAAGACAATTTTCAAAACAATAGAATGGTAAAAGGTATGATCGTCACTCTAAGAGAAGGCGAGCCTGTTGAAAAAGCCATTCGTAAACTCAAGAAGAAAATCCAAGACAGTAAACTCATGGAAACTCTACGAGCCAAAGAGTTCTATGAAAAACCTACCAGCATTCGCAAGCGTAAAAAATCAGCAGCCAAGGCTCGCTGGAAAAAATATATCCGTTCTCAAGAATTACCACCAAAAAACTATTGACACGATCTAATTACTCTGTTATACTGATATTATGAATACAGACATCATGATCGACTTAGAAACCCTTGCCACCACTCCAAACGCAGCAGTACTGACTATAGGTGCCGTTAGGTTTGACCCATTTGGTGATGAAATGAAAGAGCCATCGGCAGAAAGCTTCTATGTCAAAGTTGACTTAGACAGTTGCGACGCCATTGGACTAGAAGTCAGCGATGATACACTTCGCTGGTGGTCACAGCAGGCACAAGAAGCCCAGGACGAAGCATTTGGTTCAGAAGGTCGCTTGCCAGTACACGAAGCGATGAATCAACTCTACAAATTCTGTTGGGGTGCCAAACGTGTATGGAGTCATGGCGCAGGCTTTGATGTTCCTATCTGTGAAAATATCTTTAGGAAAGTCAGCAAAGCTGTTCCTTGGAATTTTTGGCAGGTCAGAGACACACGAACTATTTTTGACCTGGGGATTGAAAATCATCGCCCTGACGTACTAAAACATCATGCTCTACAAGATGCTTATAGCCAAGCAGTGGGTGTACAAAATGTTCTCAAAAGATTACGTTCGTCGACTATGTTCAACGGCGAAATGATCCAGCCCTTTAAGGAATTCAAATGAACGAACAAGAACGCGAAGTAATGAACATTCTTTCCGAAGAATGTGCGGAAGTGATACAGGCTATTAGCAAGTGTCACCGTTTTGGGCTAGACAACGTCAAGCCAGGTAAGCCCAAAACAAACAGGGCGCATTTAGCTGAAGAGCTAGGCGATCTACAGGCCATGATTGATCTATGTATTAAATTTAACATAGTAGGCAGTGAGCAGATCAGCATAGCTGCTGATAATAAAATCGCTAAGTTACAAAAATGGTCAAAAATTGAGAATTTAGAGATTATCTGATATAAATAAATTCGTAGACAGTGCCCAGGTGGGCTGTTTACAGGGCAGTTGCCCAACCTACTCGCTTAATTAAGGAGAAAAATTATGAGTAAAATCATCGGTATCGACTTGGGTACCACAAATTCATGTGTAGCCGTTATTGAAAACGGAATCCCCAAAGTATTAGAAAACTCAGAAGGCGCAAGAACTACGCCTAGTATCGTTGCCTACGCTAACGATGAAATCCTAGTAGGTGCTCCAGCAAAACGTCAAGCAGTGACTAATGCCAAGAACACTATCTACGCAGCCAAGCGTTTAATCGGACGTAAGTTCAAAGAACAGGCTGTACAAAAAGACATAGACCTAATGCCATTCAAAATCACTGAAGCAAAGAACGGTGATGCTTGGATTGAAGCACAGGGCAATAATTTAGCACCCCCACAAATTTCAGCAGAAGTTCTTCGCAAGATGAAGTCCACAGCTGAAGACTATCTGGGCCACGAAGTAACACAGGCTGTTATCACAGTACCTGCTTACTTTAACGACAGCCAAAGACAGGCAACCAAGGATGCTGGTAAGATTGCTGGCCTAGAAGTACTACGTATTATCAATGAGCCAACTGCGGCTGCTCTAGCATATGGAGTAGACAAGCGTGACAGCAAGGATCGTAAGGTTGCTGTATACGATCTTGGTGGTGGTACATTTGACGTTAGTATCATCGACATTGCTAACGTAGATGGCGACAAACAGATCGAAGTACTGAGCACCAACGGTGATACATTCCTGGGCGGCGAAGACTTTGACCAACGTATCATGGATTATTTGGTCGACGAGTTCAAGAAAGAACAAGGTGTCGATCTTAAGAATGACACACTGGCATTACAGCGTTTGAAAGATTCAGCTGAAAAAGCAAAGATTGAATTGTCTAGCAACAATCAAACAGAAGTTAACTTGCCATACATCACTGCTGACGCTAGTGGTCCTAAGCATTTGATTGTTAAACTTACACGCAGCAAGTTAGAAAGCCTAGTCGAAGATCTCATTGAGCGTTCGTTGACTCCTTGCCGTACTGCTATGAAAGATGCTGGTGTTGTTCCAGCTGACATTGATGAGATTATTCTTGTTGGTGGACAGACACGTATGCCTAAGGTACAGGAAGCAGTTGAGAAACTGTTCGGCAAAGCACCACGTAAAGACGTTAACCCAGACGAAGCAGTTGCTGTCGGCGCTGCCATCCAAGGTGCTGTTCTAGCAGGCGATCGCAAAGACGTTCTGTTACTTGACGTTACTCCATTGAGCCTAGGTATTGAAACAATGGGCGGTGTAATGGCCAAGTTGATTGACAAGAACACAACGATCCCAACTAAGAAGTCACAGACATTCTCAACAGCTGACGACAATCAGCCTGCTGTTACAATCAAAGTGTTCCAAGGCGAGCGTGAGCTTGTACAACACAACAAACTCTTAGGCGAATTTAATCTAGAAGGTATTGCTCCGGCACCTCGTGGTACTCCACAGATCGAAGTTACACTAGATATTGATGCTAATGGTATTTTAAAAGTAAGTGCCAAGGACAAAAACACAGGCAAAGAAAACAAGATCACGATCAAAGCCAACAGCGGATTGTCTGACGAAGAGATCCAAAATATGATCCGTGACGCAGAAATCAATGCCGAGGAAGATAAGAAGGCACGTGATCTGATTGAAACTAAAAATCAAGCAGAAGCACAGATCCATTCTATCAAGAAAGATATTGAGCAGTTTAGTTCCGAGTTATCTGAAGAAGAAAAAAGCAAACTTGAAGATGCTGTTAAGGCTCTTGAAGAAGAACTCAAAGGAACCGACAAGGACAAAATATCTGAAAAGATCAGTGACTTGTTTGCTGCCACCAAGCCATTGTTTGATTTGAAAGCCAAAAAAGAAGAATCCAAAACAGAAGGTGAAACTGTAGTGGATGCTGACTTCAAACAAACAGATTGACAAACACACACAGAGATTGTATAATATTATTATAATGAAGGTGCCCAGGTGGGGCCTTCATGAAACTCTTGCTTAATCATAAGGAGATAAACATGAATGCAATTAATCGTTTCGACCCAAACGCTCTAAATAGAGCACTAATTGGTTTTGATACTATGTTCGATCAACTCGAGCGTCGTTTCGCAAATCAAGTATCTAACAACTATCCTCCACACAACATAATTCGTACAGGTGAGAACACTTACTTGATCGAAGTAGCTGTGGCCGGCTTTGCCAAGAATGAAGTAACCGTTTCTTTGGAAGATAACGAGCTTACCATTAAAGGCGAAAAAGCTGAGATCGATGAAAATGCTGAAATCCAGTATCTACATCGTGGGCTAGCTTCACGTAATTTTAACAGAGTATTTCCGCTTGCTGAGCACATCAAAGTACAAGGCGCAGAAATCAAAGACGGGATCTTAACAGTTAAACTGGAAAGAATCGTCCCAGAAGAGCTGAAACCACGTATTATTGAAGTGGTTGAGGTTAAGTAATAGTGTAAACTGGGGGAGGCAACTCCCCCAACTAGGGAGCATAAAATGGCAACTACAGATATCCAAATTGATAACAAAATTAAGATTGAACTTCAACCGCCAAAAATGTGGAAGGTAATCTTTTTAAATGATGACCACACACCTATGGAATTTGTTATCGAACTACTAATGGGTATTTTTAAACACAGTGAATCTACAGCACAACAATTGACTATGGAAATTCACAATGAAGGTTCTGCTGTTGCCGGAGTATACACTTTTGAAATCGCAGAACACAAAGGTGTTGAAGCAACTAAACTAGCACAGGAAAACGGATTTCCGTTACAGATCCGTGTTGAGGAAGAATGAATCTACAAGAGATTAACACGCTAAAATATAATTCTTATACAGGTCGCCGGTTTACACACTGGATCACTGTAGAAGGTCTTATTGAAGGTGAAACACGTAAAAAGAAAAATAAAAATCTAGTATCTACTATGGAGTCTATGTTTGGTCCGGAAGGTACTCGCTGGACATGGACTGCCAATGGCGAACGTCCGATCATTCGCTTCCAAGAAGAAAGAGATCTTTTATTTTGGCTCCTGAAGTATCCTAATAAATATCGCTAACAATTAGGAAGGGAGTCCTTATGAGTCTTAAAGAATTAACCGCAGAGAAACATCACGATGCGGAGCGAACAGCATTTGCTAAACTTTTATTGAGCGGCAGTATCAGTAAAGAACACTATGCTCAATATCTGTTACAGATGTTGGAAGTCTATAGTGCCTTAGAATATCAGGCAGCAACAAACGGATTGTTCACAGAACTATCCGGCCTTCCTAGAGTAATGGCGATCTACGAAGATCTCGAAGAACTAGAAATTCCACAAAACCAATTAACTCTAGTTCCTGCCACAACTGCCTACATCAAATATCTCAACGAACTCGGTACAGATCCAGACCGTTGTCATTTATTAATGGCACACCTTTATGTTCGTCACATGGGCGACCTATATGGCGGGCAGATGATTGCCAAACGGGTTCCTGGTTCCGGTAAGTTTTATCAATTCCGTAACAAAGACGAACTAGTCGCTAAGATTAGAACTAAGATCGACGACAGTCTAGGTGAAGAAGCCAATGTAGCATTTGATCATGCTATTGCTATCATGAAGGAATTGAATGAGTCAAGTTTGGTCAACTCTAATTGATATCCAACACCTGTTGGAAGATCAATTTGGCAAAACGGGTGTTGAAGTACACGAGCCCGGGATGTCGCGATTCAATCAGCCGGGATGGGTTAACCGTGTTTGGACTAGTGAAAATTATCGAAGAGCTCACGTCGATGTAGTTGACGCCCGATCCACAAAGGGCCTCTGGATGATGCACTGTTGTATATTCCCGCATACCCATAACCCGGCACCTATTTTTGGGTTCGATGTGATCGCAGGAAAAAATAAGATCACGGGCTGTTTTATTGACTACAGCCCTACCGCAGATCGTACACATCCTATGATAGAATATTTTGCTGAAGAAGTCAGCAGATATGAATGGATCAAAAAAAGAGAGCTTCCAGACTGGGCGCAGCGCATATTCAGTACCAGTATGATAGCTGCTGGCAATGTCAGTGACGAACACGAACTAGCACAGATCAGTAGCCTAGCACATATACTGATAAATCATTATCTAGAAACTGTAGGCGAAACTAACAACAAAGTAGCAGACACTACATTTGAGCAAAACTTCTACGCTCAAAATCAAAAGCAAAACCCGCACACACCGCGTGTAATGGTTAGTCTAGGGCTCAGCGAAGACGATGTAAGTGTGTTTATACAGGATTGTCTGTTTCCAGAAATCAGGTAAATATACGCATGAGAGCATTTGAATTCCTATTTGAAAAACTGTCTAACGCTGCTACTACACAGGGAGCAAATCCTTCAGTTGTACAGGCAAAGATACAGTCTAAAATTTCCAGAATATTTGACATCAAAGAACTGAATCAAATTTTCAGCTATGTAAGCAAAATTGATATCGGTAAAGGCTTTGATGCTATATTCCAACGAGACCCAGATCTGCGCAGCGTACAGAGTACACTGTCACACGCTATTGTAAATTCACCAGCTTCTGTCGATGAGAAGATTGGTTTTGCCAAAGAGCTATCAGAAACTGGAATTATTGATGTTGGACTGTTGATGTCTCCGGGTAAAACACAGTCTATCGAAACTCTTGTTGTTACAAACTATCCAACACTTTATCAAGACATTGCTCCTACGCTGATGTCTATAGCTGGAAAATTTCAAGTAAAAGAAAAGACACTTAATCGCGGCAAGGGAGAATTTTTCCTAGCATTACTAAGTCCTGAAATTCTTATTGGCGGTGCTGGCGATATTACTATTGCTGGCAAGGGGTTTGAAGTCAAGGACAACGAAGGAAGAATGTACGGTAGCAGTGCTGCCTACGGTAAGGTAGAGCCCGGAATTAAAGCAGCTCAGACAGAAGTTGCTGTTTTTATCAAAGAACGCAAGTTAGATCTAGATCCTAAAACAATCAAAGTAGTGTTAGGTCCCAAGTCTAATTTGTACTCAATGGGTCCTCAGATCGTACAGATGGGTGTAAACCATGCCGAAGTTCGCAATCTTATAGTAGATGCTATGACACATATTATTACCAGTTTGTATCCTAGCATATCTAGAGACCAACTGGCAGGATTCCACAGTACGATCGACGGTAATGGAGTAGTTAATTGGGCCAATTTCAAAGCCTATCTAAAACAATTCGTTTATAGCTATTATCAAGCTGAATCTAAATTTGCTGGCATGTTCTTGTTTAATTCACAAAAGATGACAGTAACATATGTTGACAGTCCGGAATTGTTTGCTGAAAAAGTAGACATATCATATGGCTTTTATTCAAGCCAACAACAGGGTGTACAGGTCTATACACCTTAATTTAATCTAGGTTAAACTCAATACTTAACTTTTGACGCTTTCGGTTTAAATACAATTATAGTATTGCCGGGAGCGTCTAAATGTATAAGAAAATCGGTATCTTACTAGCGGTAGTATGCTTATCTAATGCCAGTGCTGCTGAACTAGTACATACTTTCCAAAGCCCATCGTTTATACCAGGTAACGGGTACTCTTCTCACGTATTGGCTATCGAGCAGCTAGAATCCCAGCGCAGACAAAAAATCAAAGATGACGCCAAAGCCGCTGCTGACGCAGCTGAATTGGCCAAAAAGAACAGCAACTTATCTAAGTTCTTGGTCAACGTTGAAGCAAGGATATATGCGCAGTTATCTAAACAGTTAGCTGATCAGTTATTTGCTGAGGGCGGAGCAAGCAACGGAACTATGAATTTCCAGGGAACAAACATCAGCTGGGTTAAAACCGGAACTGAAGTTACTTTAACTATCATTGAGTCAAATGGTAGTCGTACAGAAATTACTGTACCTATAGCGAGCTTTGCGTTCTAATGAAAAAATTAATTTTATTATCGCTGATAGCTACTTTGTTATCTGGGTGTGCCAGTGTACAAATGGAATTGGTCAAAGAAGAACCGATAGCTGTTAAGCCAAAAGAAAATCTATACAACAGGATACCTCCCCTAGAAGGACCGCCAATGACCATTGCGGTATACGGGTTCACTGATAAAACAGGACAAATGAAACCCAACGATAGGTTAGCTGTTTTTAGTAAAGCAGTAACACAGGGTGCTGAAGTATTTTTAATTAAAAGTCTACAGGATACTCCTAGTTGGTTCCGTGTAGTAGAGCGTGTGGGCTTAGATAATCTTATCAAAGAACGTCAGCTGATACGCAATCAACGTGAAGTTTATGAAGGCAAGGATGCCAAACCTTTAAAGCCAATGACCGTAGCAGGTGCTATGATCGAGGGAGGCATTATAGGATTTGACAGCAACATCCGCTCGGGCGGTAGTGGAGCAAGATTCCTAGGCATAGGTGGAAGCCAACAATACCGCGTTGATGAGATAGTAGTTTCTATACGTCTAATAAGCGTAAGCTCAGGCGAAGTGCTATTGACTACTTCAGTGAGCAAAACAATTTACAGTACACAGCATAACGTAGGTGTACTACGATTTGTGGACGCAGGTACTAAAGCAGTTGAATTGGAAAATGGTGCTGCGTTAAATGAACCAACAACTTATGCTGTTCGTGTAGCAATTGAACAGGCAGTATTTGATATGATTATCGAAGGTGAGAAAAAAGGAATTTGGCGTTTTAAAACTCCTATGCGTCAACACCCCGCAGTTTCCGAAAGTTCCGCAAGCCAGGAATTTCCTTTGAAGACAGAAGATAAAAAAGATGATTGGGTTCGATTCCCAACGTTAGATAAGCAGGGAGAGACTCCTGCCGCAGAAAAAAAGAACACAGACACACTAGTAGGTAAAAAAGCAGTAATGAAGGACACGCATTATGTTAGGAGAGAACCTAACGAAACCTCGACCCGAGTTTGGTTGTTTACAAAGAACACAGCAATACAAGTAGAAGAAGAGCAAGGGGAGTGGATTAAGATCATTGCCGAGGACGGCAAGAAAGGATATGTTAAGAGAGAAAGCATACAACTAGAAGTGAAAAAATAACAAGATCAGCAGATGATCAAGGTGGAGCGAAATGAAAAAAAGAATGACGGGTATAATAGGCAAACCTAGCACAATTGCCTTGATGGCAACATTACTATTCTCAGGAGTATCGTTAGCCAATGACCTTTATATCGAGCAAGTCGGTGACGATACGGCTGTGACTATCCTTCAGGATGGTGCCAGTAATAAGATAGAAGGGTTAAACACAGGCGACAACGCATATATCGGTGGTGGTGGCAATACCGTTAATATACAACAAGTTGGTGTCGGTAACTTGATATCACTATCATTGAACAATCCTAATCTAGGCGGTGTAGGCACAGGTACAGCCCTAACTATCAATCAGTTAGGCAGTGACAACGTGTCAACTGTAGAGTGCGGTACTGCTCTAAATGCTTCATGTAATGCGTCCGTAATTAGACAAGACATATTAGGTGATAATAACGCGGTAACACAGACTCTAACAGGGTCTGGTGCCTATTTCAGCAAAATAGATATCGTTGGAAACTACAACACCGTTTCGCATACACAAACAGGAGCAGGAGCTCACAGAGGTGAAATTGCTATTACTAGCACATCGACTGTTTCATCACCTAATCAAATAGTCCTAACACAATCGGGAGCGACTGCGAAGAATGCGAATATCACTAGCTCAGGCGCTGGCGTTAATATTTCTGTCACTCAGTCAGACTAATCTCTGGGCGGGTGTAGGTAAAGTAACTGAACAAACTGGCCCAACGGAAATATTAAGGTCTAAAAAATCTATAGCATCTAGCCTAAACACGGCAGTTGAAATGAATGACGCAATTTCAACTGCCAAGGCTACAGCACAGCTGACCTTTGACGATAAAACCACTGTGAAAATAAACGAACACAGTAAGATAGTCATAGATGATTTCGTCTACGATCCTAACAAAGGATCAGGTAAACTGGCTATGAAATTAACACTAGGCACAGCTCGGTATGCCAGTGGACAGATAGCTAAAAACAATCCACAACAGGTAGCAATCAACACTCCCACAGCCAGTGTAGGTGTTCGTGGTACAGACTTCTCTATGACCGTAGACGAAATGGGTCGCAGTCTAATAGTGCTGTTACCTAGCTGCGACAGCAAAGGCTGTGTGACAGGTGCCATTGAAGTACGCAACGAAGGCGGAGTCGTGATATTAGATGTACCCTATCAGGCAACTATGGTTGTGTCTGCTTATCAGACTCCTAGCCAGCCTGTGGTAGTAAAACTAGATCAAGCTAACATAAACAATATGCTGATTATCAGCAAGCCACCAGAAATACAAGACGACGGTAACGAACATAGAAAAGCATTGAAAGAAAGAGGTCTATTAGATTTTGATAAACTAGATGTTGATCTATTAAAGTTCACCAAACTAGATGAAAATAAACTTGACGACAACAGAGCATTAGATAGAAATGACCTTAATGCTGACCTATTGGCATTTTATAGTTGGAATGAACTTGACGCACAAAACAAAACACTATTAAGCAATGAAATAGATGTTGCCTTGCTACCTAACTACAATGCCTCCAGTGGTTTACTCTATTACTTTAAC